TCTCTATGAACCAAGTTGGTAAAGAGCTTCCAAAATGTTCAGTCGTTAGTGTGCTTCTAAACCCCATCGCGTTTTGTTTTTAAATTTTAAAACCTTCGGCAAAACCAGCCGCACTAATTTAAAATTTTAGGATTGTGGAATATTTTACCTTTTACTGTCACTTCTACAATTACTGTATCTGTTCCGTAGTCACTTGCATTTTCTTCGGCTTCTCTTAATGAGTTGCAAACTTCGTAAACCATAGCCCTATCTTCATTAGTTCTATATCTACCGTCATAAAGTAACCATAATTGAGTCTCCATCGCTTTTTGTTTTTAAATTTTAAAACCTTATTTCATCATTCAACCGAAGTTCAGTGAGGTAAATAAATATTTTTAAACCTCCGACCCGCTCAAAGACAATTCAAGTGATTTTCTATAATCATCCTCAGCACGTTTCAAAGATTCTTTTGCCCATTCAAGTTTTCGTTTTTCACGATTAACAATGTGATTTTTAGCAAACTCCCATGTATCAAAATAATCTGTGTAGTTAGTTGATTTCAATTCTCTTCTCGGTTCTCCTTTCCAATTATTTACCCATATAGAAGATTCTGTTTGTTTGATTACTTCTACTTCATCAATTTTAATTGAGTTCTTATTAACCTTAAATAGTACCATAATTTTAATTGGGTGAAAACGCCCCCGCGCTTGGTTTAAAATATTTATTTACTGTGTTTCAAAATTAGTTCTGGCAATGCCATCACACTTCCAAAGTTTTGTTAATAGCCTTGAAGACTTCAGCAAGCTTCGACAACGGGACGCGGATAGTTTTAGTAGGTTCTTTCTTTTTACGACCTGCGTTTTTTCGTTTACCTCCATGAGTTGGTTTTTTTTTCATATCTTTGTGCTAACAGTACCCCGATTGCTTACCGTAAGATCAGCTTCGGGGTCATTTTTAATACATCCTCCTTGCCTCTCAACGATGCACACTTGGGGGATTTTTTTAAGCCGTGAAGATTAGTGCAAATCTTAGTTCCTGAATCAAATTGAATAAGGGCGTAGTTTCCTTCAATTTTTAGTATAACCACTTCATTCAAGTGGTTATACTTTACTTTATCACCTACTAGCATGCGCCAGCAGCCTTTAAAAGTTTAGCTAAGAAGTTTTTAGCTTTTCTTTCTGATGGGGTTGCAAAGTGGCACTGGTTAGCTGAATCAACTACCATGTAAGTTTTTGAACCATTGAAGATGATTGTTGCGTAGGTGTTTGTTGTAGTTGTCATTTGCTTTAGCGTTTAATTACGATGTAAATATACAGCGCCTACTTGAATCTTGCAACACTTTTCAAGATTATTTTTAATTTATTTTTTGACCTTTGAAATCAGGTTAATTTGCCAATAGCCTTGAGTACAGCCGGTACTTTCGTTTTCGGTATTCGCATAGTAACTGTTTCCTCTTTCTTCAATTCAGGCGGCAGCTTTGGACGGCCTGCGCCCTTACGTTTACCTCCGTGGGTTTTATTTTTCATAGTGAATACTGTTTAAACCTTGAGTCTATTATTATTCCGTCATCTCCTTCATAATCAATTAAGAAAGTAGTTATTACCCAACCATCACCATTGAATGATTTTATCAGACTTAAAGTTTCTTCAACAGTTTCACACAAAAATCTAATGCCTCCAACAATTGGCTTTTCATTACAAGAATATCCATACCAAATTTTATGATTCGATATTCTGTAATGGTGGTAATGGAACCGGGGCTTAGCCAGTTCCTGAAATAGTTTAGTTTGCAAGTTCAATTCTGAAAAACCAAGTGTTAAGATTCTTTGAGAAATCAGCCTTTGCGCTGTCACCTGAATTTCTGTATTTATTAGCTAGTCTTAGAGCTGCAATCTCAGAGCAAAAACCATAGATAGTACCGGATACGTTTTCAACTTTTACTGGCTCCTTAGCAATTTTTGACCAATCCTGAGCTATTCTTGAGATTTGATTTTGTGTAGTTGTCATGGCGTTTTATGCCCTTTACAATATTCATAAAGCATAACTATAAGAAGAAAGTCAACGCCAAGCCCTTTTAATAATCCGCCAGAATAAACGTCATATTTTTGATCTCCTTTGTGGTAGGCTATAAATTGCCTACCACCGTTAGAAAATTTTATTTCGTCCATATCATAGTAAGTTTTGATCCTTCAACATTAACTAAGGCATTTAACTTGCTAAAAATAGCAGCAACCTTTTGAGCATACAGATTAGAGGTAAATTCCATTGTATAGAATTTAGCAATGTCATTACCAGTTACTTTAAGGATGTTTTGTCCTACAAATTTTGCTGTTTCGATTTGTAATTTTTGTGCGGTTGTCATTGTCGTTTCGTTTAATTGTTACGTAAATATACGACTATTTTGATTACTTGTTACATTTAATCAAGATATTTTTGAAAATATTTTTAAAACCCCGAAAACAGGCCAAAAAACGGGATTCTAAAACACCGTTAAGCGGCCCGCGCTAGGCCAGCGCACAGGCCAACAAGGGGTTTAAAACATAGGGCAACGGGTAGTGCGCTTTTCATAGTTATTTTCGTGGAAAAGAATTTTTTTAAAAAATGCCCCACCGCACAAGAGTTTCATAAGTTAATTCGGTGTTTGAATTTCCAGTACCAATCATAAATTCCAAAATATACATGGTCGTATCGTTGAGCAAATTGAAACTTAGACCAATCTTCCCCCATGTCTCTTATCTCAACATTATCTGGTGAAATAAACTCTTCAAATGTTTGTGTTGGGTATTTTGAACCAGTCAACGTCAGAAACAAATCTGTAATATGACGGTCTAAAAAAATCTTAGTTTTTTGAAATTGGTCGAGCGAATCAACCTCTTTTACATAAGCTAATACTGTAGGTTTTGTCAACAATATATTTTGTTTCTGGATACCCTCTAGCAATTTCATACTTTGATATTTGTAAAGTCTTCAATAAAATCCAACTCGTTTCCCATTTATTTACCAACTGATTATATCGTTTGGGTATTGGTTCTAAAACCCGACCCTTCGCATTTTTTAAAAAATTCTTTATGTATTTCATAGTTAGTTTTATCGTGTTAGTTGCCCTACGATTTTAAACCCCTCCTACGTTATGCAAAATTGGCATTTGAATTAAAAAACCCACCGCACAAAAAAGTTTCACCAATAAATTTTGTGTAAGCGGGAGGAATTGCTTCTTTCAATCCCTTAAAGTCCATCCAGTCAATTCCATAAGCGAGAGGGGCGTTCTTTACTGTCTTTGGTTGCATACCAAGTTTGAAACGCTTTTCTCTACTTGCTTTACTTGCTGTCGTTACTAATAGTGGTAGTTCGCTATGATCACATTTACAAGGTGCAACCAAAGGAAATGAAGTTTCAAAGAACCTGTGGCGCTGAGTACGCAAATTGAACATTGAACCGCAAAGCATGGTAGGATTTTTAAGTTCATTTTTTGCCCCCGCTACATTCTCAATGCAATACGGCTTTCCTATTTCATTTAGTAATTCACGCAATACATCTATCAACTTTTCATAATTGCCTTTGTGTTCCTTTGGTGTTAGGTGGCTATACCCTTGACATGGTGGTGAGGCGTGAATGAAATCGTATTCCTTGCCGTGTTCTTTTAGGTAAATAATTGCATCGCTCAAAATGAACTTAAAAGGATATTTTGGTTGCGGTTCAATATCAATTCCTGTTACATCAAACCCCGCTTGATAATATCCCATACCAGCACCACCAGAGCAACAAAATAAATCGAGCAATAAAGGCCGACCCTTCTTTTTTAATTCAAAACGCAATTTTCGTTTTCGTTCCAAAATGACAGCTTCGTCAAGTAATGAAACTACGTGCCTTGCATCAATTATTGAAACTTCTCCGATTTCTGCTGCTATTAAAATCTGTTCTTTAGTATATTTTTTCATATCAAATAAGCAATGTTGTTCCTTGAGTCAACGGACGCATCTTCATCCATAGCACGTAAAATGTATTGCAAACTGGTATTCATCCAATAGTCACTTCCAAAGTGTCCCTCCAAAATTTCTTCTTTAGTTTTCACATTGTTTGATAATTAATGTTTCAAAATTGCCCCGCTAAAACGGTGCTTTCAATGTTGCCCATCCGTTTGTGTCGTCATACGCCTGATTAATCTTGTCCTCATCCGTTTCAAACCCCGTCCAGTCGCGTTTAAACCTCATCCTTATAGGTTCGTCAAACCTTGTGGGCTGACCGCCTCCCTCTTTGTTTCTAACCTTACCAACGTATAAAAGCGTTGTAAACCGTTCTTCCTCGTCCATGTGGTAAAGGTTGCGGTGAACTACTATAACGTCATCGGCCTTGTTTGGAAACTTACCACCGCCCTCCACATCGCTCATCATGGGAACCGCGGTAGCCCCGGACTTATCCAGCTTTTGCCGTTGTGTTTCGGTAACCGTGTGGCAGTTTAAAAAAATGCTTTTGCCGGTTTGCTGGGTGAATATCCGTAAATCCTCAATCGCATCATAATGCCCTTCGTGGCCGCCCGATATTGAAAGCGCGTTGTAAGGGTCAATGAACATCATGTCAGCATCAAATCCACGGTGCTGGCCCTTTACAAACTGGGTTAAAATTTCTATGTGTGTGAATCGTTTCTCATGCCGGATAAATTCAACCCTGTCGGAAAGCCATTTGGTTTTATCCAGTATCGTTGCATGGTTGTTGGTGTTAAAACAAAACTGGATTAAATACCTGGCAAGCGTACTGATACGGTTCTCAGCCGAATATACAATTAGCTTTTTGCGGTTAAGCATTTTAGAAAGCAGGTAAAGAACAGTGTAGGTTTTGCCCACGTTGGTATTGCCGACAAATACCGTCAACTGGCCCTGCTTGTAGGGCATGTGGTGGTCTATCAGTTTGTGGCCGTACTTGTGAACCTCAAACTTAACGCCAGTTTTAATCTCATATATCCATTCCTCCGGCTGTGCGAAGTAATGATTTTCCATGTCATACCGGGCAGCAATACGCTTTAAAGCATCCTCAGGACTTAACATCTTTTAAGCGTTGGGTTAAACTTTTGTTTAATTGCGTCAGGTGGCTTATCTCGCGTTCCTTAAAAATCAGACTGGCCGCCATGTCCTCGATATGGTTACGGGCCACGCTACCCTCCTGGAGCGCGTTGTAGTCTTTAACCACGTCCTCAAATGCCGTATGTAGGAAAGTTATGATTTCGGTCATCTGCGTCTTTCTTTTGCCCTGTGGCAGGCTTTCGGCTATCTCACGTAGGATTGCCAACCTTTCGGTAATCGTTACGCTAAACTCCAAGTATTTGAAGTTATGGTCTTTTAGAAAGTTAGGTCGGCCAACCAGCTTTTGAAGCGTTACGTTATCCATTTGAGTTATTGATTTTAAGCATGACGTTGTTTACGTGTGTATGCTCGTTGAACATCTTCCCTTCATTTTCCTTCCAAAACAGTTCGGCCATGTAGTCGCGTTTGAACCAAGTACCAAGAAGGTGCTTTTCGCAGTATTGTCTAAATCCGTCTTGGTGTACCCGGCATGGCTTTTCGTGTAGGTATTTGGATTTAACTGTAAAAAACTTTTGAGGGAGTGTGCCAAATACTTCTATCTCTCTATCATTTACTGTTACACTATCTTTTACATTAACACTAACAGGCATTTTTGCCATCTCATCTATGCGTTTGCCATCTTTTGCCATCTTTTGCCATCTTGCCTCAGCACCAGCCTTACCAGCAATACTTCTATTTTCCGCCTTTTCCTGCCATTTTTTAAGGTCTCGCTTCAATGATTGCTTTATTGGCTCAAATACAATCTTTA